GGATCTCCTGGAGGCCGATCCCGCGACCGAAGCGGCGGTCGGCTGCGTCGAGCGTCTTCTCGTCGAAGTGCCGCTCGAGGCCCGAGAGTCGGCCAGCCTTGCAGAGCGCGGCCTCGACGACCTCTGGGCCTGCGTCGTTCGCACGGACATGCGCGGCGGGCGCACCGGCGAGCGGGCGAGAAGCCCGCAGCACCTCGAGCTCGGTCCGCGTCGCGTCCCAGCCCTCGGCGATCGCCGTGGCCTCGATCTCGGCGTGCCGCCCGGCGCAAGCCTTGCGAATCGCGCCGATGCGGGCGCTTTCGGCCGCTGCTTCGGCGCGCATCTGCGCCGTGATCGAGTTGGTTTCGGCGGCGGGAGCCGCGGCCTGTGCGACGTTCTCAACTTCGGACATCGTGTGTTCCTCTGCGTTTCCTGCGGCCGCGGCCGCGATGCGTGCTTCCGTGTCGTCGTCGGCGCCAAGCGCGACGAAGCTGACCTCACCCAGTACCGACCGACGCACGATCGAGACCGGACCTTCGAAGGTCCGGCCGTTCGCGATCGCCGTGCGCCCCTTCGGGACCTGCTCCGTCTCGGTGGCGTAGGCGCCGACAGATGCCTGCCATGGGAATCCATTCATGCCCGCCTCGACGATCTCGCGGGCGACCGGTCCGGCTCCGCTCACGATTCCCGCGACCCGGAGCACGCCGTCGACGACCGACACGCTGTCGGTGTGGCCGACGATGAGCGACGGGTTGTGATCCTTCAGGATCGGCCGTGGCTTGGAGCTCCAGGCGATGCCCGAGAGGTCGAGCACGGTCGGGTGACGCCAGCCCCGGAGCGTCATCGCGCCGCCGGTGTAGGCGCTCATCGCGAACCGGCGGAGAGTGGGAGCCGAAGGTTCGGCGGTGGCGTCGGGCGCGGAATCCGCGGCGAGCATCTCGACCGTCGCGGACATCGCGAGCGCGACGGGGCGCGAGGGGTGCGGGGCTTCAGGCGTCTTGGTCGTCATTCGTGTCCTCGTCGGAGGGGCCATCGACAGGCTGATCGTTCCGCGTGGGGGCGGTGTCTCCTGCAGGTACCGACGGGGCCACGGTGATGCCGAGCTCCTCCATGAGCGCAAGCTCTCTCGCGCGCTGGCGCAGCTCGGCCTCCCAGTCCTTGCCCTGCCGGGCGAACTCGCTTGCGAGCGTCGTGGTGTGGTTGGCGAGGCGCGTCGCTTGCGCGGATGCCTCCTTCGCCGGGTCGACGTGCTCGGTGCCATCCCAGAACCACTGGTGCGGCAGCGACCCGAGCACGCGCACGCGCGGGGGGACGAGCGACTCGATGAGCTTCGCCTCGTCGAACCACTCCGCGAGCACGCGGTCGAGCACGGTCCGGGCCATATGCGCCTGGTCGATGCGGATCGCCTTGAAGTAGGTCTGGTGGTCGAGCCGCCCGCTTGCGTAGTTGTAGCCCGAGCTGTTTCCGGCCGCGACGTTGAAGGGCATGTTCAGGCAGCGGGCGATCTCGTTCAGGATCTCCCGCTTGAACTCGCCGTACGAGGTCGTCGGCTGCTCGGGCTTGACCTGCGACATCTTCCAGCCTGCCGGAAGCGTGAGCAGCGAGTTCGCCTCGAGCTCGATCGTGTCCATCGGCTCGACCGGATCGGCCTCGCCGTTGGCGGGCGCGTCGGTTTCGACGGTGCCTGCGAAGTTCGCCGCGGTCTCCGCGGCCGAGAGCACCGCGATCGTGTAGCGCCTCAGTTGCGCGAAGAGCGGGAGCGCTGGAACAAGATCGGGGATGCCTCGGTGCTGCTCGGGTCTCGCAGGCATGAAGTAGTGAACGATCCGCGAGGCTTCGTAGACATCCGATGCGAGCGTCACAGACCGGTCGCCGGGGTGGTCGCGAAGCACGCGGTAGGCCACGGGGTTCCCCGAGGCGTCGTAGACGATGCCGTCGACTTCGTAGGGGCCGAGCACGCCGTAGTTGAGGCTGGCGACGCGATCGGCCTCGATGAGCCCGACGTCGAGCTTGACGGGACCGGGGACGACCGGATTCGAGGCGAGCTTCGCGAAGCACTCGCCCGAGTGGGCGCGCGCCATGCGCATGGTGCGCAGGCGGTCGGCCAGGTTGATCGACCGCGCCCAAGCGTTGAATGCCTGCTCGATTGCGTTGTTCGCGTCGGGGTCGTCGGTGAGCACCTGGAGGCGCGGGCCGGTGCCGACGACGTCGTTGGCAAGCGTCGCGACTATTCCTGCCGCGTAGCTGTTGTTGGCCGACTCGTAGCGAGCGCGATTGCGCAGGGTCCGACGCACCTCCGGCGTGGCTGCGGCGTCGGCTGAGAGCCCGTCGGCGTTCGCCCAGTGTTGGCGTCGTTCGTGATGGCCGCGTCGTAGCGGGCGCGGACCTGGAGCTGGCGCGGGGCTGCGGGGCGGCGGGTGCTCCGCCCGAGGATGCCTGCAAGCCAGCCCATCAGGCCGGACCTCCCGCCGCGGGCGGGACGATGCGCGAGATGCGCAGGCCGCGGTGCCGCCGGGACATCGCCTCCTTTGAGGCGGTGAAGCGCTCGGCCGCGATCTGGTCGGGGATCGAATGCTGCTCGACGCTGCCTGCGTCGTTTGAGGCCTTCTTCAGGCCGAGGGCGTTCTCGCGGATGGCGTCGGTGATGGAGGGAGTCGGGTCAGGCATGGGGCTTCACCCGTGCCGACAGAATCGCCTCGCGTTTGGCGTGTCGACGTTCGGCGGTGCGTGCCGCTCGCAGATCGGAGAGTCTGAAGGCTCGCCCCGCATCGACTCCGAGCGCTGTCTCGCGCCTGCGGTGTCGCCGCTCGCGCTGGGCAAAGGTGTTCACCGCACGCGCGGGATTGCGGCCTTCGAGCGCGGCGAGCCATGCTTCCTGTACCGCGTCCTCGCGGTCGATGCCAGGACAGAGCCGTAGCTCCAGCGCGAGCTTCGCGGCAAACGGCGTGTTGGGAAGTTCGGCTCTGAGGGATCGCATCCACTCCGTGCCGACGCCGGGCGGGTGGCAAACCGGGCAATCCGCGCGCGGGCCAGACGATCCTTCGATCAATCGAACGATCAGGACTCCGACTCCCGCGTCGATGTCCGCCTGCCGCAGTGCCTGCACTCCCGCCTCCTGAGCACCTGGCCCTTGGGAAGCCGTCGCAGGTAGACGACCCGCAGGTGCTGGCAGCCGCAGGCGCGGCAGGACAGCCCGAGCTTCGCGCCGTCCTTTTCCAGCCCCGTCCGCTTCTCCCGCGGCATCACCGGCCTCCCTTGCGGATCGCCGAGAGCTTCACGCGCGGCCTCGCGACGACCTTTGCGTCCGTGCCGAATAGCACCGACCCCTCCATGCTCGCGGCGACCGCGCAGCCGACGAGGCAGTCGAGCCAGTGGTTGTCCGCACCGGCGAGCCGCAGCTTCCACTCGTCGACCACGCGGCCGCGCCCCTCGGTCTTCACGCGGTACTCGCTCGTCAGGTGCGCGGCGAAGACCTCGTGCGCACGCGAGTCCCGGCCGAAGAGCGAGAGCGATCCCGGGTCGCCGTGCGGCACCGCGAGGCGGGCGTGCACGAAGCTCTTCCAGAAGTTCGTGTCGAAGGTCACGTGCCGCACGGCGCGCTTGCCGCTGACGGTCGGGATGCGCCAGTTGAGGCCGACGCGCTCCCCGCGGCGGCGCTTGTAGTCGCTGAACGGCACGCTCGACGCGCCGACGTAGCGGCCGTGCGAGGGCATCACCGTGCCCGCGTGCTTCGTCTCGCGGCAGAACTGGTAGACGACATCCGTCGACGAGCCCCAGTTGGCGTCGACCAGGAGCCGCGAGACACGCACCATCGCACCGTCGTCGCGCCGCCACTCGCGGGCAACGAGGTGCTCGGTGACGCGCTCGAGCCCCGCGTAGAGCGATCCCTCGAGCCCGGCGCGCGGGCTTGCCGCCGAGAGCGTTCGCTTCACGTCGCGCAGCGTCCACGCGGTGCCCGCGGGGAACTTCTGGTCGGGCTCCGTGCCGTAGTCGACGACCGTGCCGCTGAAGTCGTCCTCCCACGCGACGACGCACCAGAAGAGGCACTTCGCCTGCACGTCGACGAAGGCGGTCAGGTGCGACGTGCCGATCGG